GCTGCCCCCAGAGGTGCGGGCGATGGTGGCCTCCTCCGGCTCCGTACCGGCTGTCGATGACACCATCGACCTGTACACCTGCGTGCGGTCGGACGGCGACGGCAAAGTCCACGTCTACCAGGAGATCGCGGGCAAGGTCGTGCCAGGCTCCGAAGGCACCTTCGATGAGGACAAGAGCCCCTACCTCGTCCTCCGCATGAACCGGACGGATGGAGAGGATTACGGGCGAGGCTATGTCGAGCAATACATTGGCGACCTCAAGTCCCTTGAATCCCTGATGATGTCAATCGTGGAGGCGTCAGCCGCCGCTGCGAAGGTTCTGTTCCTTGTGGCACCCAACGGTGTTACCCGTTCCCGTGTACTTGCGGAGGCTCCCAATGGTGCGATTGTTGAAGGTTCCGCGAATGATGTCTCTGTTCTGCAACTCAACAAGGCGGCAGACTTCGGGATCGCATACCAGACTGTACAGACGATTTCGGATCGTCTGTCATATGCGTTTCTCCTGACAGACAACGCCATCCGAAATGCCGAGCGAGTGACGGCTGCTGAAGTCCGTATGGTTCAGCAGTCCATTGAGCGGCAGTTGGGCGGCATCTACAGCGTCCTCTCGCAGGAGTTCCAACTCCCCCTGGTCAAGAGGATCATGGACCGTATGACCGAAGAGAACCGCCTCCCCGACCTCCCCTCCGATCTGGTCAAGCCGACCATCATCACAGGCGTTGAGGCCCTTGGTCGTGGTCACGATCTCAACAAGATGGACGAGTTCCTTGTGGGCATCGGGCAACTGCTCGGCCCCGAGGTATTGGGCCAGTACGTCAACATGCGGGAGTACATGGACCGACGTGCAATGGCGTTGGGTATTGACACTGATGGTCTAGTGAAGACCGAGGAAGATATTCAAGCAGAGCAACAGCAACAGATGCTGCTACAAGCCGCCCAGCAGTTTGGGCCGCAGGTCATGGACTCCATGACGAAGCAGAACATCGCCGCACAGCAGGCGGCAGAATAGGGACAGACATATGGCAGAGCGCATTGACATCCAGTCTCCTGAGACTGGTTCCGAAGCACCCAACCAACCCATTTACGAGGGCTTCAATCCGAATGAGTCGGAAACCATGCCGCAGGGGCAGCCCGAACAGGCTTCCCAGGAGGGGTATGAAGTACCGGACAAGTTTGTCATGGAGGACGGCTCGGTGGATGTGGCTGCGTTGGCCCAGTCCTATCAGGAACTGGAACGAAAGCAGACCACGCAAACACAGGAGGCTCCGCAAGATGGGATGCCAGAAACACACGACGGGTCAGTTCTGTCCCAAGACAACATGCAACGCTATGGGGAAGAACTGTCCACGAACGGTGAGTTGTCTTCTGAATCCCTGTCGGCTCTTGAGACTGCTGGCTTCCCCCGTGAGGTGGTTGATCAATACGTTGCGGGGGTGAAGGCTCTCGCCGCCCAGCAGGAGACTGAGATGTTCTCCGCTGTCGGTGGACGCGAGGGCTATGACGCCCTGACCGAATGGGCCGGGCAGAACCTCTCCGAGGCTGAGATCAACGCCTATGACGCTGTCATGGCAGGAGGTGATCCTAACCAGATCCAGATGACCATCCAAGGCTTGCACGCCCGCTACCAGCAGGCGACTGGCCGTCCCACCCTGATCACCGGCGACACCGGCCAGCAGGGAGCCTCGACCGCGTTCCGGTCATGGAGTGAAGTAACCGAGGCGATGCGTGATCGCCGCTATCAGACAGACTCGGCATACCGCCAGGATGTCACAAACCGTCTCGCTGTCTCAGACCTGAGCGCGTGATAAGGATCAGAGCATGAACAAAAACAAACCCGGATACAAGACCACCGAGTTCTGGCTTTCCGCTGCGGCGGCTGCCATCGGTGGGATGTTGGCTGCTGGGGTCATCGCCCCTGACAGCACTGAGGCCCAAGTCGTTGGCCTCATCTCCTCAGCCCTGGTGGCCCTTGGCTACACAGGTGCCCGACTCAACCTCAAGAAGTCGGAGTAATGTGGGGTGCAATCGCTAGTGCTTTGGGCGATCTGCTCAAACACCTGCTGGACCTCTTCATCCAGTCGAAAGCGAAACCTCATACGGGGCGCGACGCTCCTGTTAATGCTGACGCTACTCGTCGTTGGCGGGACAGGGTGCGAGAGTTCTCGCGTCGTATTCGTCCCTGAATCAGATGGTCTAGTCAGACTTGGCCCCGGAATACGGGGTCATGTCTATTTCTGGAACGGCTCCGAGTGGGAGTTGTCCCAAAACACTGTCGTGCTACCCGAGGGGTGGTACGCAGGCTCTATTGAGTCGCAAGAAGTTCCTACGAATTAGGAACCGGCCCGTTGCGGCGGATAACCGGTGGTCCGAAGCGTCATGAACGCGACATCGTTCTAATCCAAAACCCCAACAGAAGGAAACAATCCGATGGCATATGTCCAAGGACCAGTTTCACGTCTGGGTCAGGCTAACGCCACTGGTGATCAGAACGCTCTGTTCCTCAAGCAATTCGCGGGTGAGATTCTCACCGTGTTCGAGGAAGCGAACGTGATGATGCCTACGCACACCGTGCGTACAATCTCCAGTGGCCGGTCAGCCCAGTTCCCCGCCACCAAGACCGCAACGGCTGCGTATCACACTCCCGGCGAGTCCCTGATCGAAACCGATAGTGGTGACTCCTCCACTTCCAAGTACCTCTCTCAGATCAAGCACAACGAGATCGTGATCACGATCAACGATCTGCTGGTGAGTTCGGCCTTCGTCGCTGACATTGATGAGGCGAAGAACCATTGGGACGTTCGTTCTGAGTACAGCCGTCAGATGGGCTTCGCCCTCTCCAACGAGGCAGATAAGAATCTGATCCGTCTCGGCCTGGCGGGTGCCCGTGCTGCGGCTGACCGCTTTGGTGGCACCGATTACATCGGCTCCAGCATTGACATCTCAGCCGAAACCAGCACCAGTGCTGTGACCGGTGCGGAAGTTCTGGCTGGCATCGTTGATGCTGCTCAGAAGTTGGATGAGAAGGACGTTCCCGGTAACGACCGCTTCTGCGTCCTGTCGCCTGAGATGTACTACAAGTTGGTCGAAGAGAACAAGGACGCGATCAACCGCGACTACGGCAACGATGGCAACGGCTCCCTTGCGAGCGGTGTGGTCATGTCCGTGGCTGGCGTGCGTCTGCTCAAGTCCAACCACATCCCCACGGCGAACTTCACGCCGGACGCTGGCGACCTCTCTTCGCTCAGCGGCACCTATGACTTCACCACGCAGGGAAGCATCCCGCTGGGCCTCGTGTTCCAGCGTGGCGCACTCGGCACCGTGAAGTTGATGGACCTGTCGGTTCAGTCCGAGTACCAGGTCGAGCGTATGGGCACCCTCATGGCTGCCTCGTACGCGATGGGTCACGACATTCTCCGCAATGAGTGCCTCGTCGAACTGAAGTTCTGATACTTCACCCTGACCTTTGGCCTTAGTCCCGAGGTCAACCGGGGTGGCCCCTCGAAAGGGGGGTCACCTCTTTCTTCTTTCAATCGAGGATCAACATGGGCTTGACACAAACCACCAAACTGATGGCGGTCAACACGATGCTCAGTGTGATCGGGGAAGCCCCCGTTAACACACTGGCCGCAACGTCCCAGACTGCTGATGTCATTCTGGCCCAGAACCTTCTCGATGAGGTGTCGCGGGAAGTCCAAGCGGCTGGCTGGAACTTCAACCGTGAAACCGAGGTAGAACTGAGTCCCGCTAACAACAACATCATCCTGCCCACCAACACGGGCAGGGTAGATGTCGAGCCTGCTCACGCGAAGAACAAGCACTACATCCAGCGGGGCACCAAACTCTACAACAAGACTGACAAGACCTTCGTCATCGAGCAAACGATGAAATGCACCATCGTGTACATGCTGGATTGGGACGATCTCCCCGAGACGGCCCGGCAGTACGTCATGATCCGTGCGGCCCGGAAGTTCCAAGACCGGGTGGTCGGTTCTGACAAGCACCACGCCTTCACTCAGGTAGACGAGTTCCAAGCCCTCGTCGCCTTGCGGGATGCTGAAACAGACGGCGGCGACTACACCATCTTTGATAACAACGACGTGGCTCGCGTGATAAATCGCGGCAATGTCATCAACAGGATCACTACCTGATGGCGTTAGTCTCCAAAGGCATCCCAAACCTCATTGGCGGAGTCAGCCAGCAGCCTGATGCTGTTCGCTTTGACAACCAATGTGACGCCCAGGACAACGCCTACCCATCTATCGTGGAGGGGCTAGTCAAGCGTCCTCCCACCGAGCATGTGGCAAACATCAGTGCTACCGCTGGTGATGCAGAGGACTACTTCGTCCACCTGATTAACCGCGATGCTGTTGAGCGGTATGTGGTCACCATTGAGTCGGACACATCGGCGGCATCACTCAAGGTCAACTCTCTCACCGGCACTTCCAAGACGGTAGTCGGTCATGATGGCCTTGCCGCTGACTTCTCCTACCTCCAGATCGACTCCGGCAGCACGCTGACGGCGGACACCGCCCTCCGGGCCATTACGATTGCCGACTACACGTTTATCGTGAATCGCACCAAGACCACCGCGATGACTTCCGATACAGACGCGGGACGGAACCCTGAGTGCTTGTTCTTCGTCAAGCAAGGCGACTACGGCACCAAGTACACCGCTGAAGTCACCATGAGCGGCACCACCTACAAGACGGTGGTGGAGACGCCGGATGGCTCAGACGCCACTGACCGTGATGACATCGCCACAGACGTAATTGCCGAGGCGATCTATGACGGCAACGCCAACGGCAGCCAGACAGTGACCCTCACCAACAGCGGTGTGGACAGCATTCCAGGAACCCTCATTGAGCAGCACGGCTCCGTTGTGTGGCTCAAGAGTTCCGACACCACAGACTTCACAGTCTCGGGTAGCGACGGCCTGGGAGATAGTGCCCTCGCCGTTATCAAAGATGAAGTACAGAGGCTTACAGACCTCCCAACCGTCGCTCCCCACCACTATCGCATCAAGGTTATTGGTGATGCCACCGACACCCGTGATGACTACTACGTCCGCTTCGTGGCTGACAACGGCACCTTTGGTACTGGCACATGGCAGGAGTACCGGGGTGAGGTGGATGTCTCCGATGCAGCCCTCAAGTACAAGATCCAAGCATCCTCGATGCCTCACGTCCTCATTCGTAAATCGAATGGGGATTTCTTGTTTGGACCCTGCGACGGCAGCCACACTCTCCTCCCGGTATGGGGGGAGAGGAACTGTGGTGATGATGTCAGCAACGCCGACCCTTCCTTCATCGGGAAGACGATCAATGACATCTTCCTGTTCAAGAACCGGCTGGGCTTCCTCGCTGACGAGAATGTCATCCTGAGCGAGACGGCGGAGTTCTTCAACTTCTTCCGCACTACGGTGACGGACCTCTTGGACACCGACCCGATTGATGTCGCCAGCACCCACAGCACGGTGTCGATCCTCACGTCGGCTATCCCCTTCAACAAGCAGTTGGTGCTATTCAGCGGCCAGACCCAGTTCCTCTTGGGTGGCAGCGGCATCCTGTCTCCCAAGACGGTGGCGATGACCAAGACCACTAACTATGAGTCCCTGTCGGACGTGCGGCCCGTAACCCTGGGCTCCTCGATCTACTTTGGATTCAGCCGTGGTGAGTACACCGGCATCCGCCAATACTTCCTGACTGGGGACGCCATCGACATCTTTGATGCTGCGGATATCTCGGGCCAGGTGCCCCAGTACATCAGCGGCTCCCTCCGCGACATGGCGGGATCATCCCATGAGGATGTGATCTTTATGCTGGCCGATGGCGACCGCAGCAGCCTGTACGTCTACAAGTTCTTCGACCAAGCCGCTGAGCGCGTGCAGTCTGCGTGGTGCCGGTTCAAGTTGTCTTCCAACGACACCATCTTGGGTATCGAGTTCATCGACACCACTCTTTACATGGTTGTGAAGCGAGGGGATGGGGTCTTCCTCGACAAGATGCGGATGGAGACTGGCCTGCTGGACACAGGTAAGACCTACCGCACGCTGGTGGATCGCCGGGTTGATCAATCGTCTTGCACCCTCAGCGGAGACGGCCTGACCATCACGATGCCCTACAAGGCTTACACAGGCTCCACCATTGAGGTGATCACCAAAGCGGGTGTCCGCATCCCTGTGACCACCCAGACCAATGACAGCAACCAGATCGTTGTCTCCTCGTCGTTGACAGGCGTGGACTTCTGGCTCGGTGAGCAATACGAGATGGTCTACACCTTCAGTGATGTTGTGCTTCGGGAGCCCTCACCACAGGGCGGTGAGCATACAATCGCAGAGGGTCGATCTCAGGTGCGTTACCTGACCCTCCAGTTCTCCGACACCAACTTCTTCAAGATCGAAGTCACCCCCGACTATCGGGACACCAGCACCCATGTATTCACGGGACGCATCCTCGGCTCAGGCAACAACACCATTGGCTCAGTGCCTCTGGAGCAGGGGACGTTCAGGGTGCCGGTGTATTCCAAGTCCAACCAGGTGACGATCCATTGCAAGAATGACACCCCCATGCCTTGTGCATTGACGGGTGCTGAATTTGAGATGTCCATTAATGCCCGATCACGAAGGTTCGCTTGAACACTACGTCCGCCTCGCTACGCAAGATGACGTGGACTACTTGACCCCACGGCTACGTCAGGCGGACTTGGATGAGATTGCTGCCAATACTGGGTCGCCCCCTGGGCAGGCCTTGCACCGAGGCTTCGAGGATTCCACTCAGTGCTACGTCGGCGTGACCGACAACCTCCCCTTCATCATCTTCGGGGCCGTCCCCATCACCGAGGGGGTGGGAGCCGTATGGGCTCTTGGTTCCGATGACCTCCTCAAGGCCCGGACCGCCTTCCTCCGTCAATCCCGCATGTGGGTCAACGTCCTCCACGGTGAGTACCCACTGCTCTTCAACTACGTCGATGCCCGCAACGCCGTCCACATTCGATGGCTCAAGTGGCTCGGCTTCACGTTCGTCAACAAGCACCCCGAGTTCGGGGTTGCCCGTCTCCCCTTCTTTGAATTCGTAAGGATCAAGCCCCATGTGTGAACCCACCACGCTGATGGTTGCCGGTCTTGCGATGTCGGCGGCGAGTACCGGGGTTGGCTACATGCAGCAGTCCCGAGCCGCGAAGGCTCAGAGCAAGTACCAGCAGGACCGCTACAACCAGGACGCTGCCTTCCACCGTGAGCAGGAGGAGTACCAACTTGAGCGGTACATGGAGAATGCTGACCGGGCCAACGAAGAGGTCCGTCGCAACTACTCCGAGATCGACAAGCGGATCGGCCAGGATGCCGTAACGGCCTCACTGGAGATCAACGACCTCTTCCGACAGTCGCGGGCCATGCAGACCAACGAGATCGCCATGCAGGCAGAGAAGGAAGTCACAGGGGCCACGGCTGACTACCTTCTCGACAACATCGCCCGGCATGAGATGGAGGCGGCTGAAAACATCCGCCTTGAGCAAAAGTGGCGGCTCAACAGCATGATGGACGCCAAGTCGGAGATCGAGGCTCAGGGCCAAGCCCGC